TTTTGTTGATTTGTGGCACAGGCTAATGTAAAACTTACAGTTGATGCTTCGCAGGCCACAAGAGCATTAAAAGGTGTTCAACAGCAATCAACAGGGCTACAAAGGGCGCTTGGCGGCCTTAAAAGCGCATTTCTTGGAATAGGTGTCACAGCTTTAGGAAGACAGGCAATATTAACATCGGCAAATTTTGAAAAATTAAATGTTAGATTAGGGTTATTAACGAAAGCATCAGGAACTTTTGCGAAATCTCAAGAGATAGCGGCAGAAGCGCAAAAATTATTTGGACTTAGTGCAACAGAAGCGCTTGAAGGAATAACAAATATTACTGCACGTTTGCAACCTTTGGGTGTAAGCGTTGAAGATATAAGAACAACATTTATTGGATTTAATACAGCGGCGAAACTAGCGGGAGCGTCAGCGATGGAAAGTTCAGCCGCATTTAGACAATTAGCGCAGGCTTTAGGTTCTGGACGTTTACAAGGGGATGAATTTAGGAGTATTGCAGAACAGGTTCCGACAATTCTTGCGCCTATCGCGAAAGAACTTGGCGTAACAATTGGAGAACTTAAGAAATTTGCATCTGAAGGCAAATTAACAAGTGATGTTGTTATAAGAGCATTGAAAAAAGTCGAACTTGATGGGGCGGATTCTTTGAAGGCATTGTTAGAAAATGACCCAACACAAGTATTTAAAGATTTAGGAAATGAAGCTGAAAATTTGTCAAGAGCATTTGGTGATAGATTAGCCCCTGCTATTTTACCTGTTATAAAAGCAATTACTGATGTAACAAAGGCAATAACTAATTTTGTAAATTCTGGCGCGGGTCAAGTCACTCTGATATTTACAGCAATAGCTGTTGCTGCAAAAGGTGTTGCAATTATAACGCCGATAATAATTGGACAGTTGGCAACTTTGGCAACATCTTTTCAGGTGGCCGCGATAAATTCTGCAATGGCTTCAACTGGTTTAAATGGTGTTGCGGCTGCCTCATTCTTAGCGGCGGGTGGTATAACAAAAGCTACTATTGCTCTTTCAGCTTTAAAAATAGCTTTAATTAAAACAGGTATCGGTGCAGCGATTGTTGTTTTAGGAACTTTAGCGGCAAAATTTATAGACAATAAAAATGCGACAAAAGAACTTGCAGAAGCTACAAAAGCCTTTAACGATAATTTAAAAGGTATAAATGATACTGCACCACAAACAGAAAAAGCACTTAATGGGCTTACTATTGCTAATAAAGAATTTGAACTTTCACAAATTGACTTGAGTGGGCGAGGGTCAGGAGCAAAAAATAGACGAGTAAAAGAATTAAAAGAAGAAATAGAAATATTAAAACAAAGATCAAAAATGTTGGGGTTTGAAGAAGAAAGAGAAAAACTTATTGCTAAAGATAAAAAATTTAATGACATGACAATTGCATCTTTGAAAAAGATTAATGATTTAGAGGCTCAAATAAATGGTAAAAAAGCAGATGAAATTATTATGGAAGAAAAAATTGCTGAAATTAAGAAAAATTTTGAAGGTGCTGATGCCAAACAACTTATTGATTTTTTGAAAAAAGAAGAATCGTTAAAAAGACAACTAGAACTTGTTGAAAAACAAAGACAAAAGGCAAAAGAAATGAATGATGCCTTTTTACAGATTGGGCAAGATATTGGTTCAGGTATTACTGAAGCTCTTGCAGGCGCTGTCGAAGGAACAAGAACACTTGGAGAAGCGGCAAGATCAATTCTTAATGATATAGCATCATCCTTGTTAAGACTTGGTATTAATGCCGCGCTAACTGGTTTATTCGGTGGAACTAAAATAGGTGGATTTTTAGGGTTTGCAAATGGAGGAAGGCCGCCTGTAGGAAAGCCTTCGATTGTGGGCGAGCGAGGGCCGGAGATATTTGTTCCTCGTTCTGCGGGTACTATTATTCCTAATGATCGGATAGGCGGTGGCGTAACAAATAATATTGTTGTTAATGTAGACGCATCAGGTTCTAACGTAGAAGGCAATGAACAAGAAAGTAGAGAACTTGGCCTTGTTCTTTCCGCTGCTATACAGGCACAATTAGTTCAAGAAAAACGTCCGGGAGGTTTACTTGCATAATGGCTACATTTCCATCATTCACGCCTACTTATGTCGGATTTAGTAAAAAATCATCACCAGTAAAAAGACTTGTACGTTTTGCAGATGGTTATGAACACAGAGTTTTATTTGGTTTAGCAAGTCACCAAAATCCAAAAGTTTATAATTTACAATTTGATGTTACAGAAATTGAATCAGATGTTATTGAAGCATTTCTAGATAGTAGAGCAAATGACCAAGAAAGTTTTACATTTACACCACCGGGCGAAGGTATATCAAAGACAGGTACTTATTCACAATCATCATCAACAACAATCACAGTGACTATTACAAATCATGGAATTGCAATTAATGAAACTGTAACTCTTGATTTTACAAGTGGTTCTGCAACAGATGGTACTTTTATTGTCGCAACAGCCGCAGATCAAAACACTTTTACCGTAACAGCTTCTTCAAGTGGAACAAATAGCGGAAATGTAACTGCAACTGTTTCTGGTGCAAAGAAATTTGTTTGCGAAAGTTGGACAAAATCAATTCCCTACAACAACAGAGCTAAATTAAGTTGCACATTTAGAGAGGTGTTTGAGCCATGAGTTCTAGTGTTATAAGTGATATTCAATCAATAAATCCTTCATCAATTATTGAATTATTTACTCTTACAACAACAACAGCTTTACACGGTTCCGCTACAACATATAGATTTCATGCGGGTTCAAGTTTAAATTCAAATGGCGAGATCGTTTGGGCTGGTAATACATATCAAAGATTTCCCGTACAAGCAGAAGGTTTTGCATATCAAAAAGGCCAAATACCAAGACCAACTCTCACTGTAAGCAATGTTCTTGGAACTATTACTTCAATACTTTTAACAGTTAACCAAACCACAACAGGTAATGATCTAACTGGCGCAACTTTAACGAGAATAAGAACTCTTGCAAAATTTATTGATGCTGTAAATTTTGCTGGAAATGTAAATCCCTATGGAACACCAGACCCAAATGCAGAATTTGCACAAGAAATATATTCTATTGATAGAAAATCACAAGAAACAAGAGATGTAGTTGTTTTTGAATTAGCCGCACCAATTGATCTTATTGGTGTTCGTGCGCCAAAAAGACAATGTACAAGGGCTGAATTTCCTAGTATTGGATTAGCTGTTTGATGACTTGGAAAGATGACGCATTGATTCACGCCAAGGAACAAGACCCAAGAGAATCTTGCGGTCTTTTATTAAATATTCGCGGGAAAGAAAAATATTTTCCTTGTCAAAATTTATCAATAACTTCTCATCAATGTTTCATAATGAATCCAGAAGATTTTGTAAAAGGAGATCAACTTGGAGAAATTATTGGAATTGTTCATTCGCACCCGATCACACCGCCTGTCCCTTCAGAGGCCGATAAAATAAGCTGTGAAGATTCAAATTTGCCTTGGTATATTGTCAACCCTAAAACAGAAACTTGGGGGTATTACGAGCCTTGTGGATTTAAACCGCCTTTACTTGGAAGAACTTGGGTTTGGGGTGTTACTGATTGTTTAAGTTTGGTGGAGGATTGGTATTCCCAAGAAAAAGGAATTACTTTTAAAAAAGCTACAAGACCTCTAACACCACAAATATTTCACGAAAATCCACAATCAAAAGAAGATGGAGATTTTAATAATTATTTAATTACAGCAGGTTTTCGTTTATTAACACCAGACGAAAAATTACAAAATGGCGATGTTTTGGCGATGAGTATTTTAGGTAAAGGTTTAAATCATGTTGGAATTTTTATAGATGGTGATGTTTTACATCATTTAGGCGATAGACTATCTTGTAAAGAACCATACAATCCTTGGTTGTTAAAATGTACAGGGGGTCGGTATCGTTATGATGCGTAAAATAAAACTGTATGGAGAACTGGCAAAAATAACAGGTCACAAAGAATTAGAAGCTGTTGTTAATACAACAGCACAAGCTGTAAGCTTTCTTGTAAATAATTTTCCAGAACTAGAAAGCCACATGGCAAATAAATATTATCAAGTGTTATTAGATAAAGAAGAAGAAGTAGATATTGAAGAATTGCATTTTCCAGTAGGTAAATCTGACATTAAATTTGTTCCTGTTATATCTGGTTCTGGTGGTATTGGTAAAGCTTTATTCGGTGGCGCTTTAATTGCTTTAAGCTTTGGTGTTGGCGGATTATTTACCGCACCTTTAACAATGAGTGGTGGATTTGCCGCTGCTGGTTTAGGTGCAAAAGCAGCTTTTGGAATAGGTGCTGGATTAGTTTTAGGCGGTGTTAGTGATATGTTGTTTCCAACTCCTAAAATGCCTCAATTTAGTTCTGAGCAAGACCCAAGAATATCCTTTAGTTTTAGTGGGACGCAACAGACAAGTCGTGCTGGTACGCCAGTTCCCTTAGTATACGGTGAAATTTTTACTGGTTCAGTTGTAATAAGTTCTTCAATAGATACTGAACAGGTACAAGTATGACCGATAATAAAAAAATTATTCGTGGTTCATTTGGTGGGGGTTCAAAACCTTCACCGCCTCCACAACCTACAAAAACTCCTGACACTTTACACAGTAAACAATTTGTTACTTTTTTGGATTTAATTTCTGAAGGTGAAATTGAAGGAAGTGCATCTGCTTCAAAAGAAGGCATAACAGATAAAACATCAACTGCATATCGAAATTCTTATCTCAAAGACGTATTTCTTAACGATACACCAATTTTAAGATCAAGCGCATCATCAACAGACCCACAGGATGTTGATTTTAATTTTCAAGATGTAACCTTTAATTCAAGACATGGAACAGCAGACCAAACAAAAATTGACGGTATTGAAAGTTCTTCTTCTTCTACCCCTGTTGGAATTACAGTAACAGCAGCTTCGCCAGTAACAAGACAAATTACAAATACAAATGTCGATCGTATAAAAGTCACAATTACATTTCCACAAATACAAGTAGCGACAGATAAAGGAGATTTATTAGGCGATACAGTACAATTTAAAATTTCTGTTCAATATAACTCAGGTGGTTTTACAGATGTGCATACTGATACTGTCACAGGAAGAACCGCTGACGCATATCAAAAAGATTTCTCAATAAAAATAACTGGTTCATTTCCTGTTGATATACGAGTTACAAGAATTACAGCGGATAGCACGGATAGCAGTACTGTAAATTCATTTCAATGGACAAGTTTTGCAGAAATAATTGACGATGCTTCTACATACGCAAACTCAGCCTATAACGCAATAAGACTAGATTCAGAACAATTTAGTTCTATTCCTAGTCGGAAATTTCGTATTCGCGGTATCAAAGTAAGGATTCCGGGAGCTGGTGCTTCTAGTTCTGGTACGCCATCTGTAGATTCTGCAACAGGTAGAATTGTTTACCCTGACGGATATATTTTTAATGGCGTTATGGGGGCTGCTGTATGGACTTCATGCCCTGCAATGATTTTATTAGATTTACTTACAAATACTCGCTATGGATTTGGCGATCATATAACAGATAGTAATTTAGATTTATTTTCTTTTGTTACTGCCAGTAAGTTTGCAAATACCCTTGTTGATGATGGTTTGGGAGGACAGGAGGCTCGATTTAGTTGCAATGTAAATATCCAAAATTCATCTGAGGCATTTGATCTTATAAATGAACTTGCTGGTGTTATGAGATGTATGCCAATTTTTACTGCTGGTTCAATTACAATTACCCAAGATTCACCAAAATCAGCAAGCTATTTATTTAATCTAAGCAATATTACATCTGAAGGCTTCAATTATTCTGGAAGTAGTTTAAAACAGAGACATACTGCTGTTGCTGTTTCATATTTTAATATGGACAGCCAAGATGTTGATTTTGAAGTTGTAGATGATACAACCGCACAAGGTAAATTTGGAATTATCACAAAACAAGTGAAGGCTTTCGCCTGCACATCAAGAGGTCAAGCCGCAAGGTTAGGTAGATCAATATTATTTGCAGAACAAAACGAATCAGAATTAGTAAGCTTTACAACCTCTATTGATGCTGGTGCTGTAGTAAGACCCGGTGCAATTATTGATATATCTGATCCTGTTCGTGCTGGTGTAAGAAGAGGTGGAAGATTATCTGCTGTTGCATCAACAACAGTGATGACTATCGACGATGCAAATGCTTCTGATTTAGCAACAACTAATTCTCCAACTTTAAGCGTTGTTTTACCAGATGGAACTGTCGAAACAAAAGATGTTTCTAGTATTACTTCTGATGGTGTTGTAACAGTAAGTTCAGCATTTTCGCAAACACCAAATGTAAATACTGTTTGGCTTTTATCAAATACAACAGTAGAAGCACAAAAATTTAGAGTGATTACTGTAGAAGAACAAGATGGTATAAATTTTTCAATTACAGCATTATCTTATGTTGAAGCTAAATATGATTTTATTGAGGATGGTTCAGCCTTACCAACAAGAACTGTATCTGTTTTAAATGAATTAAAACCACCTCCATCAAACCTATCTGCCGTTGAGACAATAGTTCCAATAAATAATCAAGCTGTATCAAAAATTGTGTTAAGTTGGCAGCCAATTGTCGGAGTTATTAATTACCAAGTAAATTATCGTTATAACAATGGAAACTTTGTTTCAACAAAAGTTTCAAGTCCAGACTTTGAAATCCTAAATAGTCAACTTGGTCTTTATGAATTTCGAGTTTTTAGCTACAACATTCAAGGACAACTATCTGCAACTTCAAACAATCTTGATTTTAACGCTGTTGGTAAGACTGCCTTACCAGAAGACCCGACAGGTTTGACAGTTGAACCTGTTTCAGACCTCTTTGTACGATTACGTTTTGACCCTGCAACAGACATTGACGTGACCCACGGGGGGTCAATTTCCGTGCGCCATACTCCATCTGTTGACCCCGCTGTTGCAACATTTAGTAATTCAACAGAAATTATTCCAAAACTTTCAGGCAATATCAGTGAAACACTTGTCCCCGCTTTAACTGGGACTTACAGTATTAAATTCATTGACGATGGTGGACGCAGGTCAAATAATGCTGCAAGAATAATTGTTACTCAACCAGACCCACAGCCAAATCAAATAATACTTACAGAAAGAGAAGATACAGATTCCCCGCCATTTCAAGGAAATAAAATCAATACATTTTATGACGCAGATTTCGATGGTTTGTTATTGGATGGAACTTTATTATTTGATGACATAACGCAAAATATTGATGACTTATCAAATATAGACTTTGCCGGCCCAATTAATTCTAGCGGGTCTTATGAATTTCAAAATATTGTTGAAATGGGTGCGATTTTCAATTTAACTTTGAAACGCCGTTTTGTAACCTCTGGACTTTTACCGAATGATCTTATTGATTCAAGAACAGCTAATATTGACACTTGGACTGAATTTGACGGAACTTTAGCAGAAGATGTCAACGCCAAATTGTTAGTTGCCACAACGGAATTAGACACGACAACATCAACAGCCGCAACTTATGAACAAAGCGGGACAACTATTACAATTACAAAATCATCACATGGTTATGCTGTCGGAGATCAAGTTGAAATTGACTTCACTGCGGGAAGTGCGGCTGATGGTAATTATGTAATTCAAACAGTACCAAACGCAAATACTTTTACAGTTACAGCATCCGCAAGTGCAACAATATCAAGTGGAACATCTTGCACATACGGGGCAAATTTTTCACAATTTAATACTTTTGCAAATGGAGAATATAGAGCTAGAGGTTTTAAATTTAAAGTAGAATTAACATCTGATGACCCTGCACAAAATATTAATGTTACAGAACTTGGATATGAAGCAAGTTTGAAAAGAAGAACTGAAACTGTTAATACAGCCATAGCAAGCCAATGCGCGACAACTGGTTCTGGGAAAACGGTAACTTTTTCCGACCCTTTTTTCACGGGTACTGGTTCTTTAGGAGGTTCAACAACAGCATTTCTTCCAACTGTCGGAATTACTCTTGAAAACGCATCAAGTGGCGATTTTTTCAATATAACTTCAATAACAGGAACACAGTTTGTTATCGAAACAAGAAGTAGTAGTGGCTTAAAAGATTTGAACTTTAAATATACAGCCGTTGGGTTTGGTAAAGGAGGGTAAATATGTTTATATTTAAGTTATCAACTATCATATACTTATATAAAAAGGATTAAGTAATGGCAACACATGATTATGTAATAGCCAACCAATCAGGGGCGGCATTTCGTACAGACTTAAATAATGCCCTTGCTGCAATCGTAAGTAATAACTCAAATTCATCTGAACCAGCAACAAAATATGCGTATCAATGGTGGGCTGATACTTCAGCCGCCGTTATGAAACTGCGAAATTCTGCCAATGATGGGTGGATAGAGCTTTTTCAACTTGACGGAACGTTAACTCTTGAAGATGGTACAGTTTCAGCACCGGGCCTTGCTTTTAGAGATGATTTAAATACAGGAATTTTTAGTTCTGCCGCTGATACCTTTGATATTGCAACTGCTGGTGTTGCGAGGTTACAACTAGATGCTTCGGAAACTACTTTTAACGAAGATGGGGCAGATACTGATTTTAGGATTGAAGGTGATACTGATACCAGATTATTTTTTCTTGAAGCTGGTACAAACAGAATTGGAATTGGTGTAGATAGCGCACCGCTTTCAAAACTTCATGTCCAAGATGTTGAGGGTACAACTTTAACTCTTGGTAATACTGCCGCTGCCGCTAGTGATGGAGATTATTTATCAGGCATAGATTTTCATATTAAAGATAATAATGATTCTACTGGTGCGACTTGTGCTTCTATTAGAACATTTGCAGATCAAAATCATACAGCTTCAGCAAAGGGAACAGCTTTGGCATTGTTCACAGTTGATGATGATACAACTGTCTTAGATGAAAGATTAAGAATTACACATGATGGCAAAGTCTCAACAGGTGCAGAATCTTCCCCAGATTGTTGTGCTGGTGGTATCACAATTCAACAAAATGCTGAAAATGGTAATGCCCTCAGTATAAAATCCACGAATGTAGCTCATGGAGTAACCGATAAAGCAGAAACAGATACTTATTTCACAATACAAAGAGCATCAAGTACTAGAGGAGGTGCCTTTTTAGAAGGCTTTACAGATGCTCAAAGTGATGATGCTGCATTTGAGTTTATGGGAGTAATTAATAGTGATACGAACTCAAGTTGTCAAGTATTCACTTTTAGAGCAGGAGAAAAGGGTAGTGGCACAGGTGCGCAAAATATCGCATCTAATAGAAGAATTGCTTGTTTTAAAAACAATGATAATACAAGGTGTGTTTCAATAACTCCTCATGGTGTAACTTTTGGTGATGATTTTGAAGAAGCAAACGCTTTAGATGATTATGAAGAGGGAACTTGGACTCCTACATTTTTTAATATAACTACGCCTACCTACAGTACTCAAACAGGGAGATATACAAAAATAGGCAGATTTGTTTTTCTGACGGGTACGATCTCTGTAAGTTCTGGTTTAGATACTTCGGATGCCTCTGCTATAGCTATTGGAAATATACCTTTTACTGCTGATAATACGCATGCTGCAGCACATTTCACATTTGGACATACTGTTACTCTATTACCTCAGTCTCATCTTGAGGAATTTGATAATGTAAATATGACTAACACTTTAATAGCTTTGCTGAGAGGTGCAAACAATTTGGCTTATTCTGGTTGTAACTCAAGCGGAACTTTACAATTTGCCATTTCTTATGCTACTTAAGACCGAGCTACGTCTATAAACTAAGCCTAAACCTGTTTTAATCGGAGATTAATCCTAATGGCACTTACAGAGTTAGTCGAATACGACAAAATTGAAGTTGTTGGCGAATTTGCCGTAGTTCAAGTACGGAAAAAAAACATTATCAAAAAAGATGATGTAGAAATTGCTTCTAATTATGAAAGATATACACTAAGTGCAGGTACTTTAAATGAATCTGATAATTTAGTCGACAATCCATTAGATAAAGAACCAGATGGAGTTACCGCAATACCTGATAAGGTAAAAAATATATGTAATTCAGTATGGACTACTGATGTAAAAGCTGCATACAAAACATATTTAATTGCAAACAAATAATCGTCAAAATTATGAAAAATCAAAAACGAATCGACCAACTAAAACTTGAAATGCAAGTTGCAGTTGATGAATTTAATAAAATTCAAGACAAAATAAATGAGCTTAATATTGCAAAAGAATCTTTAAAAATGAAAGCTTTTTCTTGCAGTGAAAGAATAAAAGAGCTACAAGGACAAGAAGAAATAAAAGAATCTACTACAAAAACAGTCAATTAATTTTTTCTTGTATTTGTCTAGTCATAACCCCAAGGGTCACATATAAAGGGGCTAATGCACATAATCCGCAGAAGGTTATAATTGTACAAGGTACTAATGCACGAAGTAGGGCTGATCTCATGGCAAAAATTTCACAAATATTATCTATTTTAAGTTTTATAATTAGCGCGTCAATGTTGGGCGGTGCATACTTTGGTTACAAATATGTCACTTCGCCACAACTTAAAAATCGTGTTATGAATGAAATACTTTTAAACGTCCAACAAATGATGCCAAAAATTCTTGACAATGAAATTCCAAAAGTAACAGGAGAGTCAATACCTTTATCAACAAAAGCGCTTGGAAATTAAATTAATAAAAATTCCAGATATTTCAACAATAAATTTAAATTATTATATTCCTTCTTCAAACGTCTTAAACGTATCTCCGATGTCAATAGACATTCTTGGATGTGTAAAAACTCATCGAGATAGTTCAATAAAAAATACACAGATAATTGAAGATGACCCAAACGGCGCTTTTTATAGTTGCCCAAATGGGAAAATGCCTTCTTATGTGCCTATTCAATATAATCCTAATCAATTACAAATTGTAGAGGAAGAACAAAAATCAAACGTAAATACATCAAATCCGCCTCAAACAAATAACCCAGAAATTCCAAAAAACAAAGAAAAAGAAATTATAACTATTCCGCCTTGCCCTGACCCCAAACAACCGCTGCGCGTTGGCTCGTATGCTAACTCTCAAAAACTAGAAAAAGTAAAAGCCTTTGAATTAGTAAATGGAGAATGTAACATCATATGGGAGCCAGTAAAATTTCAAGAGCAATATATTCCAGAAGTATCGACAATAATTTCAACCGCTGTGATTGGATTCGTAGCGGCATCCTCGCCCATAATTTTGAACGCTATAAAGCCAATTATCAAAAAATTAATTACGAGAAAGAAAAAATCATCTTAATTCGTGTGTATGCGGAATAACTTGATTCGGTTTTTTGTCGATATAAATATCGGAGCATAAATTGTAAAATTCAGAATTTTTTGCGATTAATATTCCTTGCTGTTTTAACTTTCCACATTCCTTAATACGCGCGATAGCCCAATCAAGGCGCTTATTCTCTAATATTTGTTGTTGAATTTTAACTTGTGTTGTTGCCGCTTGTGAGCATTGATTTTGAAATTTTCTATCAAGCGGAACTGTAAAATTTAAGCTAAAGCCTGTATTTATTGCAAAAGAATCTTTATTTGTTCCTGAATAAAATATTTCATCAAATAATACATCCCCCGGATTATCTGGAACACCGTCCCCAATAGGATTTCCGTCATCATCAAAATCGCCTTCTAAATCTGTCGGGTCGTAGTATGGCAAAGTGTAATAATCCCGATAAGGCTTGCGATAATTTGCGCCAAAAGTGACAAACGGCGAAAATGTCAAAGTCGCACCCTGACAAACGATATTTCCGCCGAACTGATTAGTGGTCATATTGCCCGTAAGGGATTGAATTGCCATATTGGTAACTGACCCATTATTTGATTGGCTAACAGAGTTTGCAAGCGCTTTTAGTGGCGTTAAAGCTATTGAGAGAATACAGACGTAGAAGTAATTACTGATTCGCTTTCTATTTGCCGGTTTATTGTTGTTATGTTGGAAACCCCGCCCGGCCCTCGATAAGATTCTGAATATTGAAAGGCCGCGCCACTTGTTGGGTCTGTTAATGTGAATACTGGTTTGTTGTCTGTCGATAAATCTAACCCTGTATAACTATACTGTTGACCATTAACTGTTCCTGAAACATCCGTTGTATTTGGCGAAACCCCACCTTCTGTTGTAATGCCGACCCCTGTAACTGAATATTCATAAGAATTGCCAAAATAATCTGTTGACACAATCGATTCTGAAATTGATGTCGTTGTATTTGTCGTAGATGACATCGTGCCGGTTGTAAAATTTGGCGTAACGGGCTGCGCATAACTAGGTAATCCACAAAATAAAAATATTAAAAACAGTTTGCGCATTGCTCATCAATCCACAGAAAGCGTAGTCACATATTGGCCAGTTATTGAAGTACCTGCCCCGCCACCTGTTACCTCGATCACATGATTATCAATTGTTGCTGCCCCATCTGATAAAACGCCCGCCGCTGTAGATGTAATATTTGAAAAATTTGCTACTTCACCAGTTGTAACCGCAGATGATTCCAATGAATCTCCTTCTAAATATGATTGTTGAAATTGGAAGGTTTCGCCGTCTGTAAGTTGGCTTGCTGTAATTGTCGTATAGGCATTTACGCCGTCTGTGACATCGCCAAGGCCGCCAATTACACCCGCTGTTGTACCGTCAGTTGTTTCTACCCCTGAACCAGAAACACTATAAGAATTTGCCATCCTTTCAACTGCTGTCGCTGCCGATTGAACATCAATCTGTACGGATGACGTAATTGTTGACGTCATATCAGCAAAAGCCGCAGATGGAAGCAAAAATAAAATAGGAAGTAATTTTTTCATTTGATACCTACTTTGGAGTCTTTATTGTCTACTATAAGCTTGTTTTTCTTCTTGTCGCCATTTTTTTTTATATTTAGCCCAAAATTTCCAAGAACGGTACTCAAAATTCCAGCCGCGAAGGTGGTATCAATTTGTCTTGGCGAGTTGCCATAATATGAAAAACTGATGACCGCTAAAGACCAAATCAAGACAATAAATTGGATTCCAGTAGAAACCCAATTCATCCCGTCTTTGGTTTCTTCTTCTTCCATAATTAAGGCTTTTTGCTAAAACTAGCAAATTTGTCTACAGTTGAAAAGAATATATTACAAAA